ATGATTATATTGAAGATCCAATTTATGAAGCACTTGACGAAAAATGGAAACGGCCAGATGTGGCAAAGTATCTGCATGGTCGCACAAGTTCAATGAGTTTGCAGGCTATGAAACGATTACTTCGAGACACAGACGAAAGAGATCTCATGGTATCCGGTCTGATCCGTACAGTGGCAGAAAGTCTCAGATATGAAATCCAGAACAGAGAGTTGAAAGTAGAACCTATTCAGTATGGTTGGCGGCGAGATGGAATAAACGGAAAGTTTCGAGAAATCGGTGCCGAGAAACGAAACGCCGTTTTTCAGTCCGCCGATGTTATATTGACCGCCCAGCAGATGCATGCCCAGAAAATGGCCAGCGAAGCGATCGCAAAACCAGTAGCGCGCCTCCGGCTGCACGAGCCAGTGCTTCCACCTGCGATCGTGCGACAGCGTCCAGCCGTTGTAGTTGCCCGAGACGTCGAGCGTCCACCGCGGTGCGAGGCCTACTTCGACGCCGAGATTCACAGTGAGCAATGCATCGTAAACCAGGTTGGTTTTGACGGCCACCTGCTGCCCTTTTGCGCAAAGACTGCATAAGATCAGGCTCAACGACAGAACTATTTTCATCCCGTTTTTCATTTCAAACCCATTTTCTCATCCAAATATTTCAAATATGAACCCGCATCAATGCAATATTTTCACGAACGCACGATAGACAATCCGGATGCAAAATAACGAATTATCCTTATAAAATCAAAGGAAATTTTAAACTTTTTCAGTAAAAATCCCCCCCCCTCGAATCGTTAATCATTGAATTACACATAATTACACAACAGAACAAGGTATTTCAGCCATCCCCTCTCCGCACGGTTTCAGCTCGTGCACCGCAAACCCGCGATTCGGGAAAGTTTGGTTATCGGCATGCATCCTATTAAAATCGCATAAAAACAGCGCCCCTACGCCTTCTGCGCCCACAACCCGTCATACGGAGCGGCAACCGGCTTGCGTCAGCGTCGAGCGCAGGAGCATTTCGGCCGCCGAGACCGTTTTTTTGCGAAAATCGCGCTATATTTGTAAAAAGATCACCGGATCCGCCCCCTTCGCCTCTCCCGAAAGGTGACCGCACTGCCGGGGAGGAAGCGGCCGGCCGCAAAATTAAAACAAACGCAATATGCAAAGTTCGGACATTATCGGCGCCATCGCCGCCGTCGCCATGGTCTTCGGCTATCTTCCCCAGACCGTGCGCACCATACGCACCCGTTCCACCGACGACATCGCCCTGGGCACGTTTCTGATGATGGGACTCGGTTCGGCCTGCTTCGCCGTTCAGGGCCTCCTGACCCGAAACATCCCGCTGCTGATCACCAATCTCCTGACCACGATCATGAGTTCGGTCGTCTTCGGAATCAAGATCCGCAACGACTACTTCCGCAAGCGGCGGTGAGCGTCGGCCGGCACCCGCCCGCACCCGCGGGATTCTCCGCACGGAAGGTTTGGAAAGTAGACGGAATTGTATTACTTTTGCGTCGCAAACGTATCGCCGCGATACGGCTGCCGATGGTTCCGTAGCTCAGTTGGATAGAGCAACAGCCTTCTAAGCTGTGGGCCTTGGGTTCGAATCCCAACGGAATCACAAAAGAGAAAAACCGCTCCTGATAGTATTGAGAGGCGGTTTTTTATTATCTCATCGGCTTCTCTCCAATAAATATTTGCACATTGAAATAGCTTACTTTTGACACTTTCTGTATATATTTGTCTGCAATTGTTGTTCTAATGTTGTTCAGCTATGGCTACTTTCCGAACCTGTATCTTTTCCCACCAACGACGCGCAGACGGTACTTATAATATCAAGTTGCGTGTAACCCACCACCGAAAAAGCCGCTGGATAAGCACCACACTCTATGCGCTACCCGATGATCTGACGCGGGGATTGAAAATCAAAGATGAAAAGCTCAACCGCAAATGCCGTGAACTAGTTGAAGATTGCATTGATCTCTGCAACGACATGGGATACGCTATCGAGGAAATGGGGATCGACGAGCTCGTCGCCCGTATCAAGTCTGGATTGAAAGGCGGCGAGCGATTCCGGCTTGATTTCATAGAGTATATGAGACAGGAAGCAGCACGAATGAATTCTGGAACAGCGTCGATTTACATTACAGCACTTAACGCGCTGAAACGATACATTGGCCGTGATACGCTTGACATCGGTGAGATCACGGCACCGTTTATTAAAGGTTTCGCGCAATTCATCGAATCAGAGCCTTCGCAACGAGGAGCCAATCGAAAGCAGAAAAATGAAACTGCAACCAAAAACAAGGGCAACAGGGCGCTGTCTCTGTATATTTCGCGCATCAAAACCATCTATAACCACGCGAAGGAAGAATTCAACGATGAAGAACTCGGCCAAATGAATATTCGCGGCAACCCCTTCAAGAATTTGCATCTCGAAACACCGACGTCGACGGCTAAAAGAGCCATTTCTGCGGAGTCGATACAGCAGATAATCGACATGCCGCCACTTGCTAACGAACGCTCTCAGATGGCGCGAGATTGCTTCCTCCTATCATTCGCACTGATGGGGATGAATAGCGCCGATCTGCTGGCGTGCCCGCCGTCCAAAAAGGACGAGATCGTGTACTTCCGGCAAAAAACCACATCTCGCCGCACGGATCGAGCAGAAATGCACGTACGGATAGAACCATGCGTCAATCCTTTAGTCGCACGCTATTCGGATAAGATGGGAAAACGGCTGCTTCACTTCTACCTCCGGTACAAAGATCGTGTGTCATTCAACAAAGCGCTTAACAAAGGCTTGAAAGATGTCGGCGAGGCCATAGGCGTCAATGATTTGACATTCTATGCTGCTCGGCACTCTTGGGCGACCATAGCGCGGACTCCCCGAGAGGAAGGCGGAGCCGGACTGGACAAATACGTGATTCATGAGGCATTGAATCACGTTGACGCATCCATGAAAGTCACCGATATTTATCTCGTGAAAAACTGGCGTGTCATTTTCGACGCCAACAGAGCCGTAATGAATCTTTTCGATTGGAGTGGGATCGGGAAATGATTCCTACGACAGATTATCGGAATAGTGCCCATCCTATTTTTGTGCCGACATATTGCTTTTCTCGAATCGGATCATACCCGACCACGACCTCACCGCTCCAACGGCCTTTCGTATAGCATCCGTAGACGCCAGCCCACTGGTTGTATGGATCGATTCCGAGGGAGAGCCCCATTTCCCAGTGGCGCGGCCGCACCTCGGTATGTAGTTTTGTAACCGTAATCTCTCGGAAAATCGGCTTTACTACGGCCGATGCCCGTAACAGACAGTTTTCTCCTACCGTCGCATCGACAAGGAATGTTCCGGTCGAATCGGTGGAGAAATCCAGTCGGTAATCCCGTTGGAGCAGATAGTCTGCGATGATTGCGGATGTATCGACTTCCATGTATTTCCACACAGTATCGGGCGATTCACGTACTGCGACCGGATAGGGTTCCCGAATGGTGTCGTACATGGGAACCGGCCACGGCACCCATCGGGTAATGATGCTGTCGCACATTTCGACGGAAGCTGCCCCGCGACGGTAGCCCCAACTGAAAAACAGAGAACCGACGATGAGTGCGGCTAATAGGTATGCGAGTAGTCGTCTCACAAGTGCAACACCTGTCTTCGGTTCTTCCCGTCGGCGCGATATGAAATATGAATCCATCGGCCTCGATTCTCGTCGATGAGCTGGTCGAAGGGAATCGCGCTCGCTGCAATGCGTTCGAACAGCCGCAGGTTATCCGCGACGCTGCCGGTCGTGATGTCGGCCGCTTCGCCTTTCATGTGCTGGCTTGACGGATCTCCCCCGACAGCCGCATTGAGCGCCGGCGATCGGTAGCCGCTGTTCACGCCGATCGGATTGCCCCAAAGTTCGCGCACAGGATCGAGGCATTCGGCCATCAGCGCGCTGAGTCGGCGTATGACATCGTGCGACGGCGCGTTATCGATACGGCGCGCTTCGGCCGTATCGGAATGCAACAATTCGGAAAGGGTGAAATACTTTGCCATACCTATCCATTCATTCTATGGTAGAAATCCAGTTTTATGTTGTCAAAAATAGCTTTGACATTCGTTCTCGACCGCGCTGCGTTGGGGCCAGTCTCATTGTATATCTCCCGTTCGACTACTTCAGCGACTTGTTCAGTCCATTCCGATGAAGTGTATTCCGACAACTTGCGACCCCGAAATACAAAACAGTCGAATCTGGTATTTCTGTCGTCGTGCTGGATACGAAGTAGTGTTCTGATCTTTTCGGCCGTTGCGATTTTGTCCTCAATATGGTTTTCCGTGCGTACCCGATCGATCAATTGACATACTTTCTCTACGGATAGATCGAAGAACGCATTGGAAATCGTTTTGATCCGTAATCTCGTTTCAGGGATCAGCCCCTCGGAAATATCCGTCAGTTTCTCATTCTGAGTTCGCGTTTCTGCCAAAAGATCGACCATCGTTTGTTTATTTTGTTCAATCAGGTTATCGATCATCGTCTTGAACCACGAAAATATACCGATCCACAACGCTGCGGAAAGAAGGACGAAAACACCAGCCGCGATCATTAATAACCCGAAGTCACTGATGCCGTGCGCAATGGCCGTAATATTATGAGCATCGATATCCATATTTAGACAATATTATCATAGTCTTTGGGCTATTTATTCGCAGGGCATTCCGGTTCCGGTTCTACAGGATGTTTCTCGGCCATCCGAGCATCGTACTGCGCCTTCTCCTCGGCCGAGGCGTCACGCCACAGGTCGGAGGCCTCATCGGGCAGTTTCATGCGGCGCTTCAAGTAGAGGCGTTCGTCGTCCGAAACCTCGGCATTCTGTGTGATGTAGGAGCTTTCGTCTGCGATCTGTTCGGTGAATGTTGTTTTCTTCTCTTTCATATCTTAAAATATTTAAGCTGTTGCAAAGGAAATCTGTTTCGCCTGTGCGGCTGTGTTGACGGCGTACCACTCCGTGTCCGAAGGGTCGGTCAGTTTCGCGTAGATGTCGGCATGAACGATCACGGTAATCGCTGTGGTGTTAGCTGCATTGTCGATGAAATACTTAAAGCTACCTAAGTTGAGAGCACCGTTAGTAGATAAATTGATATTCCGCTTAAGGTTTTTGATTTTCACCTCTTCCAATTTGGCACATCCCTCGAAATAAATAATCGCTGTCGTAGTTTGTGTGTCCAAGATATCCACTATCCGCTTCAACTCCGTAAAGTATCGAAGTTGGAACGGCTGGCCAAGTTGAATAGTGGGATTCTGCTGAGGCGAATACTTGGATAATCTCAACACTTCTGTGGTATGATTCCAAGTTGAATCGAAATATATGGAGTACAAAGAAAAGATCGACACCATCGGAAAGGTTGTGCGGCCCAAATGTGTGGGATAGTCGAAAGCAGGATATCCTACTCCAAGCACAAACGGAGTGTTCATGTTGTATATATCGATCATCTGCTCAGTCGTGATATCGGTCAGACCGTTCAACTCCCAATATCCGGTGTTTGCATTCCAGATCGCACCTTTGCTCACAAACAGATCATGCAGTGGCGAACCGGAAGGAGTAGGAGTAAGCCCTGCCACTCTCCTATCGGTATATTCTTTCGATTTGTCGAGAACATACAACAAGCTAAGTCGTTCGGCCGGTATTCTTCCACGAATCAGCATTACAACATCATACTCTACACCCACACCCGCAGTTCCTCCAACACCACCTGCATACATGCGCAAACGAGCGTCTGACGTCGAGGTTCGAATCGTGAATGTCCCGCCAAGATTGCCACGCAGATTTAACACATTGGCAACTGACCCACCGGCGGAGTTCACTAAAACGAAAGTAAAAGAACTGGGGGTGCCACTTGTAATTGTGATGCCGCCCAATGAAAGCGAAAGTTGATCGTCGGCATTGACCGATCCGATAGGTACCTCCACATAATTTTGGGCATTGTCCGATGCTTCAATCGTAACATTGGGAGAGCTATAAACCACATCCGATCCATTGGCGCGAAGTGCAATTTCGAGACGATAGAGTTGATCCCTCGTGGACAAATCGGCTCTCTTCACATCTTTATTCTTCCCGTTTCTTGATATCGTGAACGTACTGTTGTTTAATGTGAGCTTGTAGGGTTGCACGAAGGTATGGGAGGAATAATACGCCGTAACTGTTGAGTTGTTCACACCATATCCGAAAGGAATTATATATTGGTTCTCACTAAGCACAATCACAGGAATATTGTGTACCGGATCAATAAGTATTTTCAGGTAGGATGCCGCGATAGCTGCCGTCGTCATGTCAGGAATTAACTCACCCGATGCATTACTTTTCACACGCAGTAAAACGGGAGTACTGATTCCCAAAAACTCGGATACCTGATCGAGCGTCGTGAACGTCGACATATGATCACCGTCTTGAATCTCTAATGCAACAGCTCCATTCAAGGTCTGAGCTTGCGGTAAGTCTTTGATCTTATAATTTGCCATAGTGTCATTCTGTTTTGGATGGATCACCCAGACGCAGAAAATCGTGTGCGTTGGACGGATGTTGTCTGAGGTGGTGACGAGCCGCAGCAACCGTCAAATTCAGGTGTGTGTAGAGTTTTCCGCGGTAACGGATCACAATGCCGGCTTTTAGCATGTAACCCCCGTTTATGTTTTTTTGCTTTTTACGCAGATATGACGCAATCATTGTTGCGGCATCGCGGAACCGATTGGGACATCGGCCGCTGAAATCGGAAAGCATCGGACGCCCGAACACTTCCCGATAATCGGATTCAATCTGCTCCTTGTCTTCTATACACAGAGAGGTGCTCGATGCGCACCTCTCCATGTACCAGTTCAACGATTTCATACGCTTACTCAGCGGCCGTACACAATGCCTCAAGTGCCGCACGCGATGCGTCGATACCGCCGGAATCGAAAAATATCTGGGGCGTCGGTGCGTTCTGCTCGATCAAGTCGCCGCCCCAACCTCCGTTGTAGCCGTCGCCGTACTTGTCGAGCGTCGCGTTCTGCATCGATGCGCCCTGTTCGTAGCCGATCACGCAGAAAGCCTGACTGCCGTCCGCTCCTTTCGCTTTGTTCTCGTAGATGGCGATCCAGTCCTCGTTCTTGAAGGCCTCGATGTTCAGCGAGTTCGCGGGACTGTCAGCCAGCATACGCAGCGGCAGGGTCTTGTTGAACGAGATACCAACCTCGACGTTCTGATCTTCGTAGATCAAGCCGTTATACGGCGTCTTCGAAGGAATTGAGAAACGGTACGCCTTCTTTCCGGTTTTAAGCGCGATCTTGGTTATCTTCGGTTTCGTGTAGGTCGTCGCCGAGTCATCCAGATCGGACTTCTTGATAAGGTAGGCCAGTTTTTCCACACCTACCCCGTAAACCGTGTTACAATCTTGCAGGATATCACCCGCGAGATCATTAATGCAGTCTGCCATAATTTTCAGTTTTGAATGGTTAATATGTATGAAGCAAATATAAATAGCATGAATGAAGAGTCTCCGAACTTTTCGCTCTTTTTACTTCTTCCCCCTGTAGCACGCAAGATCGTCCATCACCTTCACCCGTCGCTGGGTGGTGTTGATGTCCTTTACCGACACAACCGGACTGGGCATTCGCTGCAAGACACGTTCGAACATCTGCTCCATCTGCTGCATTCCTCCCGTGCTTCTTTCCGGAAGATGCGATGTCGGAATGGCATTGCCGCCGCTCGACACATTCATCATCGAGAGCACAGGCCCCCAATCCACGACTGCACGGGCCGTCATCACCGCTTCGCCGTTGGACAGCCGCGCAGGGATGCTATCGCTCGTACCCGTCCCTGGGCCAGTCACAAGACCACCCTTCGCATAATGGTATTTGCCACTCTCCTCCGCAGCGGAACTATTCAGCGATTTCATCTGAGCGATCACGGTAGTGATGGCTGCAATAGCGGATGCGACGCCGGCAATACTGTCCCATATCGTGGCACCAGTCGCAAACGCTTTGCTCAAAGCTGCTCCCATAGATGCAACCGCCTGCGCGATTCCTAATGCAGCGACAACAGGCGCGCTGGCTCCGCTCTCCTCGGCAAGGCCGCCCAACGCTCCCGCCAGTTGAGAAACCGAATTAAAGCTCTCCTGCATACTTTGTTTCGTTGTCTGACCGGATTTGTCCATCGCATCCTGCAACTCGATCTGCTTCTCAAGGCGAAGATTGTCGATCTCTATCGCGGACTTACCCATCGCTTGGTATGCAGCCGTGTATGAATCGAACTCGGCCAACTGCTGCTGAAGGATAGCGAGAGTTTCGTTCTGCGCAGCTTCATCTCCTCCCGTGGCCTGTGCGCTCAGAATCCGGTTGCGATACTCCGCCTGCTTCTGTTCGTACTGAGAAATGAACTCGGCAGATATCTCCGCGCCTGTCTGCGCATCGACGTCATCGAAGAACTTTTGCAGATCATTGAGAGAATTGCGCACGTCATTGGCTTGTGACTCCAATGACTTTCGGCGCTGCTCGTCGACGCTTTTGTAGAAGTCGTCCCACATTTTCTGCACACCCCCTATCAATTCCCTGGCGACATCACGTAACGCATTGGCCCGTTTCGCCGCCTCCTTTGTGGATTTGTTACTTGCCTCGTTTAATCTTTCTTGTAATTCTCGCAGCGCAGAGTTTTCCTGAGCATTCAGCCGTATCAATCCCGCCTCCATTTCGGCCAGTTTGTTGTTCGTCTCTACCGAGTTCTTCGTCGGTTCGGCACTCAACTTTGCGATATCGAAATCCAACTGGGCGATCTTTCTTAGGATTCCGAACCTTTCCCGCGTCTTGTCTATCGCTTCCTGTGCATATTTTGCACGTTCTTCGTCCGAGTATGTCAACTTGTCGTTCGATTTCAGGCGTGCATCCGATATTTCCTCCTCGAGCTCCGCGATCCGTACGATGCCCTCTCGATATACGCGGTTTCTCTCCTCTTGCTTGGCAGCTAATTCATCGTATGTTTTTTTCAATCCTACGGCTTCCTTAGTTTGGGAAATAAAGGCTGCAGTTCCTCCGAGAAATCCGAAGTGTTTGATATCTTTCCAGTAGATTTTTAACGCCGCGTGGAAAGTTTTCAGCGTCGATGTCGCCCCAACCATCGATTCGGCCATTTTATCGATGGTATTCGTGTAGGCGGCATTGAACGCTTCGGCAGCCGTCATTGCTTTCTGAGTTTTGTAAAATAGCTCCTCGTTTTCCTGAATGCGGGCGTTCATTTCTTTAATGGAAAACGAAAGCGCCTGATAACCGGCATATATGGCCGCAATAACAGCTCCGACAGGCGTAGCGATGAACGCGGCGAGCTGTTTAACGAGAGCCCCCACCGCACTGGCTGTGCCTTTGATAACATTCGTAACACCACCGGCGTTTTGAGCCGTTTGGGCGAGCTGCAACAAGAAATTGTTTCCTGTGGGAATAACGCTTCGTATTGCGTTTTCATAGTTGCCAACATTCGATCGATAATCGCCAATCGCTGCTTCGGCCTCTTTAATAGCATCACGTTGGGCTTTGATATGATTCGCCAATGCATTCCCGCTGGCGCTTTCGCGTTCGGCGGACGATAATCTCCCATACTGTGCAATTAGGCCATTCAGATTCGCACGAAGTTGATTCAAAGACCCGTCGAGTTCTTTTTCGACCTTGATGTTGTTCTGAATCTCTTTTTCGTACAGTTTGCGCTCGTTCGTCAGTGCCTTGGTCGTGGCTGTTAACTCCAACTGTGCCTTCTTGTAGTCCGCTAATGATATTTGGCCGACCTCGTACTCTTTTTTGAGATTGCCCAGAATCTTCTTGTTATCCTCTATCGCTTCATTGGCTTTCGTCCAACCTTGAACAAGTTCTTTGTAGTTAAAGCGTAGGTTGATAATTTTATCTATGCTATCCATTGCAATAAATTATTTATTTTTTTATACATTTGTCCAAACCAAACCTATATTCTTATGTCAGATATCTATTTTATTATGGGAATCGTAATGCTGGTTTTCGGCATTTTGCAAATCATTCTTTTCTACAAACTCTGGGGGATGACGACCGACGTAAGTCAAATAAAGAACTTCTTTTTCAATCATTTGATTCGCTACACTTCCATTCAAACAAATGCTCAGATTTCAGAACAGGCATCAGCCGAGCAAAAAGTAGTCGGAAAATGGCCTGTTGGAACTCTTGTTGTTCATACGTCAACGTGGAAACAGATGCGCATCAAGGAGATCACGCCCGACCATAAGTATGTGTGTACACAAGGTAATCTTGTTATGGGTCCATATGCAGAAGACTGTTTGACATCATATGAAGACTATGTTGCTAACACTTTAAATAAAAATACCCCCTCAGCAGGGAGGATAATCTTTGCTGTTATCGTTATCGTTATCCTTGCTATCGCATTATTCTCATAGCCTAATCAGTTTACATTCACAAATCCCATCTTCACCAGTTGTGACGGAGTAGATAGCGAAATAACATCCGTACACATCGAGATAGACGGGACGGGCGTAGTTGAGATCGTATAGATCGGTTACGGTCAGTTTCACGTATACGGTAATCATGCGGAACTTCTCCAAAATCCGCTGATATGCCGTATACTTTTTTTTGAGGATACCTACCTTTCCGCCGAAATACATGTTTTCGGGAAAATATCCATAGTTGAAATGCGACAAGCCGTCGGTTGTACGCTGATTCAGCGCAAGGATGCGCGGTGTCGGCTCATGATATTTCACATCGATGTTGTTCCCGTCTTTATCCTTTATAACCTCATAACACGGAACCACGGCAAATGTCGTCTTGTCGTGGATGCTGTCCGGATCGTTGTAGAAACGATTGGCCGATGCTGAGAAATCCAACGAAACCAGCTCGGTGGCACTTTCGAGATTACCGTTATCTATTGAAATGATTCCCTGCGTTTGCAATCTTTCGGCATCTTCGTCATTATCATAGTCGATGGTATTGATTTGGGCGTAATCCCCTATCGAGAACTCTGTTCCCTCGGGGCGCCAGATTTCCCCCCGATCGTTCAGGATCACTTTGCGACTCCAGTCCTGAATGCTTGGAGAAAGGCGACTGTCCACGATTCGCCGATTCGATTGCGTGTTCGGCGTCCGGTTGTTCCCCAACGAAACAATCCGATAGTCATAATCGATGCTCCCCATCACGTTGTACAACTGATCGGGAGACATAAATCGTATTCGGTCGCTATCGCCTCCTTCAGGATACACGAATAATCCCTTCATCGTCATCAAGGCCGTCAGGAACTCCGCGTGCGTCATATCCGGCAGATTCTCGGCGATCGGGAACGGAGACGGAAACGAAATATCATCGAAATGGGGAGTGATAATGAATCGGGCAGAAACAAGCGTCTGATCGCCGCCGTTCGTAACGAAATTCTCCAAGCTCCACCAAACTACATTGTAATCCTCGACGTCAACCTCGACCCCGTTGAATATATTGGACAAAGCGAATATAACTCCATTACCGATTCCACCGCCGCTATCTTCAGCTATCAGCAACACCTGTTCGGTGCCGTCTGTTCGTCGGCCAGCAAGACGCAGGGTAACGTGTTTCGTCGAATCGCGCCGATGTCCGTTAAATACGATTGGCTGACCGTCGTAACTAAGAATAGATACATCGATGACCTTCGTATTGGCAATGTAAAATTCATAGTAACGTGTAACCTCATCGAAATCACCAGTCCTTATCGTCTCCTTGATACCGATTCCCCTCTTGTCCCAAGTCGCATTTCCCTCGTCGAAGAACAGCGGATAATATCCATCATCGCTATTAGTGAAATAGGCAGAACTTGCTTCAAACCGATCCAAATACCAACTGTCGGGCCCTGAGTTTTTCGACACCAGCGGCAGGATCAGATCGTCCCCATCGCTCGTGGTGCTCAACTCTCTTTTCCGATCGATTTCGATGCCATGGTATTTCTCGATCGCTTCGAGTATATTATAGACGTAGATCGACGGATGTGAATATTTCCAGAAAGGCCGATCTTTTCCCGCAATCTTCCATTGTCCCTTATCCGTGTCATACGTATATTCGATAAGAAGCGCACCGAAATCCACGGCGAAAAATCCCGCATACTGGGGTGGTTGGGGTACTGTCGGTTGTCGAATAATGTATTGCGAATCTTCGCTCCAATCGACGTAGTTCTTTCCGATGGTCTCAATGATTTGACCGCGCAAATCGCGCAGCGAAGCGTCGAACAGCGGCTGGAAGTTTTCGATGTTGCCCCACAGAAGAGTAATATTGATCGTATCGGTGACATCCGTTACAATAGCGAATCCCTGCGTGAAGATCGGAAGGCCCCCCACATAGTAGGCTGCTGAATGCTTTTTGTAAGCGGCCGAATCATCCCAGACATCGATCCGATCTACCAACTCGAAAGCCTTTCGGTTCCGAGGTGTGAGCGGCAGGCTTATCTCCGCGCTGCGGTTGCTCTGGATCACGTCGAGTTCATTGAAGATCGGCGACTGAAAGATCAACGACGGCGTATCTTCCAGATCGCACAACTGACCGTTTATGTACAACTCCTTCGTCATAATGTCAAATGCTTTATCGAAAGTTCTACGGCACAGTCCTGCATGTAAGCATTCGTTCGTGAGATATCCCCGTCTTCGACAAAAGCATCAATCCAAACCTTCCGTTGAACATCGTATATCTGTACGTCGCGTCCTGAGAGAATCGATGCGCAAAGGTCGAATATCTCACGGTCGACCAAACCGCTATGGACAGTATGGGTCGTGGTTGCCGTGATCGTGCGGTGACGTTCGGGAATCAGCTTTTTAGAGAGCGTTTCGAAGGTATCGTCTTCGGAAACGTCATCGACCTGCTCGGTCGGTTGCCATAGGAAGTAACGCAACAATCCCGTTGAATCTCGCCAGCGCACGAACATTCCGCTATCGCAAGGATTCACCACGACGCTCAAGCGTGCACTCTTCACTACGCCGGTCGTCCCGCCCGTCGAAACGATCAACGTCCGTACACCGCCTCCGAAGTCACGGAAGAAGGTCATCGGTAAGGAGAATACAGGATCCATACGCGAATAAGCCACTCGTCGGCCGCTGTCGGCATCGGTGAAGAAGAAATCCTGCATGGTTCCATTATAGGTGTTTACCAAAATCTGTTCGCTGTAATCGAACGCAGGGAAGACCATGATCTTCGACGGTTGGGGCCAACTGATCGGAGTATCCGCTTGCGAATTGTCCGTCATCGGGCGTTCCGATGCACCTTTGAGGATGTAGATCGGCGACGAGGCAACCGTCATACCGTCAACTTCGAGGCTGATCGTAGTTGGGGCATTCCCGTCCTGTGCGACGATTTCGAATAGGTCATCTATCGGAAATGTGGCTGAACCATTGACGATCCGACGTTGCAACGTAAAGCCTCCTAATTTGACAACGGCTAAAGTGTGCGTCGGAGCTTCGCTGATGCCGACCGTGTTGTAATTTCTCGCCAACGAAATGGCAGGTGTCAATTTGTATTTAGACATAATCACTAATTGTTTCATTCAACATCGTAAACACGCTGCGGTCGAGCTGTTCGGATATTTGCCGATCGATATCGTCCACGGCGGGCTGCAACAATTCGAACAGAATCTCTGTGCCGCCTCCTTCTCGGTATAACACGGTGCCGTTACTCCACACGTTTGCCGCAACAGCGTAGGCATCGATCTCCTCAATGCCGTATATTCCCTCTTTCGCCTGTGCCCATCGTTCGATAGCCAAGAGGAAGGCATCGAAGGATGAGTATTGTGCCTGCACTTCATTGGACGAATACCCAGAGTCAACTCCGGCAATTCCTTTGCGACCTATGAATGTTACTCCAAAACCATCATTATCCTGGTCTACCAAAGTCTGAAGAGACGAACCGGTTGCACCCGTGGCCCACTCTGGTACATCGAGACTGTTGACCCGCTTTCCGCTGCTGCTCGTCTTCGTTTGCAGATTCGCCACCACCTGCGTGCGCAACGTATCGAACCGCGCTTTGCACACCTCGATGAATCGCTGAGGATCGAAATAACGCAGTATCTTATCGACATCATCCATTGTTACAGGTCGAATAGGTCATCGTCGCTTCGCATTCGATTCCGCAGACAAGCTGATCGAATCGGGCGACGAACGGAGTGATCTTCGTGACCTGCACCTCGATTTCCCGACCCTGCAATGCCTCGAAAAATTCCGCCGAACGGTCGATCATCTCCTCGACAATCGGCATGACCTGCGTTACGGTGTCTGGCTCGGATTGCCCGAGATCATCGCAAAAAAGGAATCGGGCCGAACGCTTGTAGACGCGATCGAGCGCCGTCGGCGTGATCGTCTCGAAGAATTGCCGCACCACAACCGGATATTCCGAGATCGTTCCCAGGATGTAGTTCGTCTCTTTAAGACGGGCATAGATGTACGATCCGAAGCCGCACGCCTCTGCGGCCTTATTGATATGATCGTTCAGGCCGTGGACACGGGGTGTATTCGATACGGCACGATCGAATTTCTTATCGTCGGTCATCGTTTTTTCATTTTAGAGGTTTGGATTCGGCTCAGGTTGCGTTGTTCAATGATATCGTTCGTCGTCGCCTCGAAAGTTTCGTAGACTACACTCCATTCCATGTCGTAGACCGTTTCAGGGGATATCGCGCCGTTCATGATCTGCACGTATTTGCGCACGACGGATGCTATCCCCCGATTAGGACGATCGATCTGGGCCTGCCGCTCCTCATCGGTCGGTTCTATTTTCAGATCAGCGAATTTCTTCGAAATAGCAGCCAGTATGTCCATGCAATGAAGAAAGTAGCGGTAAGCTCTGATGAACTGCAAATCCATGATCCGGTCTTCCGAGACGTCCAGCATCTGAACCATTACCCTGACGAAATAATCCGTGGAGTGGTTCGTCACATTCAGAACTGCAAGATCGCGCATCGTCATGTGTTTCGGGTCACGGGCCGGAATGCGATTGTTCGGTATCCACCTTCGATATAGTATGCAGTACTCCGGCTCTGCCCGCTTCTTGATCTCCTCTGCGAACTGACGACTTTTGAGGTTGAATAGTGCAGCCTTGCCGACGATGATGTCCCGAACGGTGTCAGTCGATTTTACGATCATAATCCGAATAAATTTGCGGGTTCGAAAATTGCCGAACAATAGTTTGGCTTAGCCCCCAATTCGACGAGCTTCGGCCGTAGGGCGCAACATTGACGCACCATGTCGTTCCACACCTCTACGGCGCGGATACGCGGACTTGCCTCATCGGAATATTCCCCGCGTTGCACCTTCTCTCCGGCCGGCGTCCCAACGGTGGTATGCGTGCGCAGCCAGTAGAAATAGACATAGTTAGCAATGGGCGATGTCTTCGTAGTCTCATTTCTGAGCAGCGCGACGATCTCGGGGTTCTGCTCTACAGTTGCCGCCAATGCCTCGCCCAACAGATTACGAAGGAATATCGGTTCATAAATGGCGATGTAGGAGTTCGCCGAATCAATGAGAGTCTGCGCAAGCGTCGTCGGCTTATCGTCCTTCCGATTTGCAATGCCTGAGATGTAAATCGGATCCTTCTCGAAATACGTGCTATCGATAATCATGAGGGAATCAAAAATAGTGGGCGCAGGGGCGATCAAACCCCTGCGTCCTAAAATTACTTTACCGGTTTCTCTGTTGCTCGGCCCAGCTTGATAAGCGTCTTGGCATGTACGGGATGCACCACGTATTCCTTTCCCTTCTCCAGCGTGTTGTTGGGGCCGCCTGTGCCGTATACCGTTTGTTTGTCGTTGAAATCGACCTTGTTTTTTTCTTCTTTCGTTGCCATATTACTTTTCTGTTTAACGTGTTTGACTTACGCTGCCCCCTGAGAGGCTGCCGGTTTCTGCAACGCAGCGATGATCGTAGCGAATGCTCCCTTGACAAATGCCCCCTGATCGACCGATGCGAAATAGGAGTGCAGACGCTCCTCGCAGATGACCGTGAACATATTCTTCTGGAAATCGTCGTCCACCCATCCGAAGTCGACACGAATGCCTTTGTACGGTCTGACGCTCCACCGCCGCGTGTCCGCTACGAGGAACTGTCCCGCAGGAATGTACGTAGATTCTACGATATCGACTTCGCGGATCAACCGGAACAGTTCGTCCGAGATGTAGTGCCCTGTCGAGTCTTTCGTCAGATCAATGGAGGCACGATCCGACGGATTGAGCATCACCACATCGGGATAGAAGTTCAGATTGCGCATCTGGAGGATGACGGCCCGAATTGCATCGGCCTTATTGGCCATCTCGACAGTTCCGTCGAGAGCGGTCGTCGTGTAACTTGCCGCCGCCGTGAAGATGCCATTAAGATTGACACCCGTGCCGTCGCCGGTCAGTAACTGTTTGGTACGCTCCTGAACGAGGGCGTTACGGAGTACATTCTCTATCTCACTTTGCATGTAATCGAAGTCCTCCCGCATCTCGTACGAGATTTTAGCCGATACGGCGACTTTCTTCGCCGTAGAGGTTTCGGGTTGATATTTCCAGTCCATCGCCGGCTTCAACTGACCCTCGGCGATGAATGCAGGGCCGCCTTCCCCGGGGATGCGGTTGATCCACGTGATGTTGGGAGAATTGGTCGCGCCCTTGAAAAGACGCTCTACAACACGCGAATCCTCACTGGGGGCGGAATGGATCGTGCGGTCGACTTCGGTGTTGAGAGCCGCTACCGCCGCCTGATTCGCCGCTACCGTAATCGGCCCGACGGCTTTGATTTCGAGGCCCACTTGTCGGCGTTCGGCAAATGCGCTCTTGGTTTCGTCACTCGACAGAAACTCTTTGAGCTCGTCACGCAGCGTCTTGCGATTGCCGACGGCGCCGGTCATCGAACGGCGAATCTCGTTCCCCTGCTCTTTCAGAGCCTTCTCGATCTCGCCGATCTTATCGGCCGATACGCCCAGCTTGCCGAGCGACGACTTGACCGACTCGACGATCTCCTCTTCCGATTTGATGCCTTCCGCCAGCATTTCGAGCTGGTCGTTGATGTGCTTCCCGAGCAACTCCATGCCCTTGCGATCCACATCCGAGAACTCCCCGCTGTCGGGCAGTTCGAATTTCTTGAATTTGATAGCCATAGTTTTTAATTTGTAGTTTGACCTAATTTTTCGAATACCGAACTGCGTGAAGTGAGTGGCTTAATCTCCGGCTCGGCTTTGAACATCGCCAGTATCCTGTTGTGAATGTTTTCGTATTCGTCGGGTGCTGTATCCCGTAATGCTTTGATGTATCGCTCCAGATCGTCTAACGCTTTCATGTCACCGATATACTCCGTGTGCTCATTGGCACCGAAGGTGACGACCGAAATTTCATGCAAAATGATCTCCTTCACGATCAAGCACTCGAGATCAGGATCGTAATCGCATTTATCCCATACGTACCTGTAGCCTATCGAGAACTGATTAAGCACGCCTTCGTGCATCTGCACCCATGCACGACGAGCATCCGGCACGGCATTGAAATCGGATAACTGCACTGTGGCATACCCGCCGTCGTCTTTCTCCTCAATAGACAGAATCCGGCCGATCGGGTTCTTCGTCTCATGCTGCCACAGGAATTGGATTTTCCGGTTCGTCTCTGACTCCGGCCCGCGCTCTTGAATACTTTTGGTGATGCAGCCTTTCATCAGCATGTCACCGTCCGAGTCGATCGTTCCAAACGAACAGAACTTTACGAGAATGATGTGCTGTTCCTCATCGACGATCTCGGCTTTCAATATCGGCGCCTGCTTGTAAGCCCCGCCGCGGCTCATGGCTTTTTTATACAGTAGTTTGTCCATTATTCCAGTATGTTTGCGATGATATTCTTTCCCTGCTGCTCCGTAATGAGACCCGAGGCAACCGCGTTGCTGGCGGCAGCCACGGCCGCCGTCAGCGAGTCGGCATACAACCGCTTCGCCTCTTGGAAAATCGACAGGTGATCGAAATAGGGAACGATGCGGAATCCGTCGAACCCGTGAGCTGCGTTCAATACCTCCGATATTCGCTCCGCATCCGGCTTGATCGCGTCGTTGTACAGCTTTACCTCCGCCGCTGTGAGATTGGCGTATGTCGTTCCCTCGGTGTCGAGCAGGACGTACGGAACTTGGTAGGCGTCGGCGATCTCTTTCTTGGCATTTCGCTGTACCTCCGTAAGATTCATATCTTTCATGTTGGCCGATATCTGCACGAATGCAGCATTCAATCCGGTCACGATGTACTTATACTGTCCCCTCATCACGCCGTAGCGCTGCAAGGCCGATTGCGTCCGTTCCCGATCCTCCTTGTTCTCGGGCATCACCGACGTCCGAAAATCATCGCTGTTCAAAGAAATAATGCCCAATGCGCCTCTGTTGATAATGAGTTCATTCTGTGCTTCGAACGACGACACGAAAGGATTGACCGAATCCTGCAAAGGAACCAGACGGGACTGCGACGCTCCGAATGAATTCGGATTATAGGACGAATCATGCACGATGAACATCTGATCCCGATCGACTCGAAACGTATAGTCGTTGATAGTAACCAGATAATGATCGACTTCCGGATCGGGTCGGAAGCCGGTGAATTCGGATGTGGTCACTTCTTGCACCAACGGATTCGGGATCACATAGAGTTCATAGGCCGAAGGCATTCCAACAGGCTCCCAACGGAGGATGTACGCTTTTCCGTAAATATCCTTGAATGCCTCGATCATAGCCGTAAAATCTTCGATCGTCTGAAAATCATTCGGATGCTTCCACCTGTTCAATTCCTCCGTGCGACCTGCGATCTGGCGAGCGTCGTCCGACGGATCGACAGCCCACCAACGGGCGTTGCGAATTGCCGTGGATTTCTTGGTCACTACAGAAAACAATGCGCTGCATCGGGCGTATGCAATAGTCTGTCCGGCAACCGTGTTGCAGTTGATCGTACTGCCGTTGCCTAATCCCATTGCCGAAAGAAAATCGCGCACCGAAACAAAACGTTGCTCCTCTACTGTCGGAATTCCGCACCCAGATTGGGCCGACAAGTCCTGATTCTTATTTCGCCATCTCAAGCTGAATCCCATTACACTTAGCCTTTGAAGCAAATGTAAGAGCGATAAAAGAGTGTTCTCCGAACTTTTCGCTGTTTTTTCATTTCCGGCGGTTGCAGACCCAATAGAGATACTCCATTACGGCATATCTGACTGCATCCCACAGGTGATTGAATTTGTCTATCGGCTGATTGATCGTAATACCATTCACCGAATCCCACACATAAGAATTGGCCTCGGTTTGGAAATTGCGACTACGGACGACGTGAAGACGGAAAGATTTGACCATGTGGATACCGTCCGTTATGGAACCTGCATATTTTTTTGCTTTCACTACGCTGAGACTGCGTAGCAGCAAGCCGTCGACCATAGAATCTGGATTCTTGGCATACTTGTCCGCCGAGTCGGCGAATATCGGCATCTGCCCGACGATATCCTTGATGGTTTCGTAGAGTAATGCCGGATCAGAACAAGGGGCATAGAACTCTTCTTTGATGTATAGATCCATTCCCCGAAGCCCCAAACGGACAAGCGCCGTGGGATCGTTCGTGAACCCGAAGTCGAGGCCGAACACGACTCGTTCCAAATCGGACGGGAATTCATCGATCCAGTCGATATCCGGATAGACAAGTCCCTCTTTCGCTGCACGCACCCCCAATCCATAGACTTTCCATCGCCATTCATCAGCCGTACCAGCCGCAATGTTTTCGGGGGTGGGCTCGTAGGACTCGATCTCTCGTACTACGCCAGGCGGGCAGAACGGATTGTCTTTGTATGTTGTATGCGTGAAATAGGTGTGCGGTTGCCCTTCCAGTTCGAAGGCCCAATGTTCAGTATATTTGGGATTCCAGTCACCGATGACCATCGTCGTGCAACGCATCGTGATACTCTTGTACTGCTGCTTCGAGATGTCGTCCAGCATCTCGTTGATGTAGATGATGTCGCAATCGTATCCTTCACGGCTGTCCATTCTGTCCAAACCGCGGAAATGAATCACGGAATTTTTGATATAATAGTCGGGATGTTGGTTCTCGCTGCGCATCGCATTGGGATCGTAGACGCCGCGCAGGGTCAGTTTCTTTCGGAAATCGGCAAGGGTGATCTCTTTGCAGGCCTGCAACGTATTGCGATATACGAAGATATTGAGCGGAGACAGTACAAGCGTACAGATGTCGTACAGGAAATCAAAGGCATCGTAGGTCTTCCCCGAACGGCTCGACCCTTCATTGAAAATCTTCAACACAGCATCCTTATCTTGGTACTGCATATACCGATACATGAGGTAGCGGTATACCTTGCCACGATAAGTATATATGTCAGGAAGAGTGCGCATCGGCAGGTGGAGTTTTTTCGATCGACAACGCATCCTCAGAATTTATCTGAATGACAATCGGAGGGGGAACCGACACCGGATTCTTGACCTCTCCCGATAACTTCAATTCCTTCGGCGCTGCGTAACCCAGCATATTCATAATGCTGTCGAGACTCTTCTGCTTGTCGTAACATTCAATCTTCACGAAATCTTCGACGATCTCGTCTCCGTTTCTATCGACCCGTTTTACCTGTTTGGTCTTGACCGATTTTATACACGCCTTCTCGTCCTCGGTGAGCGATTCAAACTCTTTAAGTTCCATCCACCCGTTGCGGATGCGGGTAGCATCCGAGAACGCAATCTTCTGATGTTCACGGATGATCTGCAAAGCAGAGATACCGGCAGCTTCCGCAAGGTGGCTTTTGAGATATTCGATCCTCGTTTTAACCTCGTCTTTCTGTAACAGCTTGTAAGCGTTATTCCAAACAGTTTCTTCGCTCATATTCGAACAGCTGTAAGCAAAGCGATATGCCTCGGATGCGTTGCCGCATTCGAGGTACCTATTGCAGAACTTCTCCTGTTTGATCGTGAGCTTACCCATATATGCAAAGATCGCCTATCGGGTTGATGATTCTTTCAACTTTTCGCTCTTTTTTCATTGTCCGATATAACGGGATTGTTGATATGCATGTAAATCATGCCACACTTCGATAAGTCTGGGATGCCGTTCGACAAATGCTTCCCATTCAATGCGGCGTAGATATATCCGTCCGTTGCAAACGACCGTTCTCAGTACCTTATCCACACGTATCGATTTCCATATCCAACGTGTCGAAATGCCGTGCTGATCGGCCGCGGCCTGAATGCTGATAAGTTGATCCATTGAAATTACAGAATTAAGTATTACCTTTGCTCTCAGGGTGAGGGGTGATTCTTCGGGATCGCCTCTTTTTCTATTTTTCCATCTCTATCAAATAATCCATCCTTGACCAACCGCCAGCAGCTTTAACAGACGCAATGCGCGTTTCCATATATCTATCTGGAATCGGACATAAAAGCAGAGTTTGACGATAGCCATAACTTGATCCGCCTATAAACCGGATATTCCCCCACTCATTACGAGTCAATATGTACTCTATGAATTCCCTAACTGTATATTCTCGATCGAATATTACATCATAAGGCGCAGTTTCATCCCCGCCTATTTTATCTGTTGGTCTGTATTTCATCATTTCCTCTACTTTTCCAGTTTTACCTCCTCGTCCATTCCGACGATACCCCGCCGGTGCAGACGCTTGATGAAGTTCTTCATATTCAACGCCTGCTCGTAGTAGCAATCTTTCTCCACCTTGACGGATGTTTTATTGACGAAAATCACTCTTCCTGTTTCAGGGTCAAATTGACTGTGTGTATCCACGTTAATCTCAGCTCGCGACGCAGTTCGTGTAACTGTATTGAATTTGTAGAGAGTATGACCAGCCACCTTTGTCAGGCGACCTATCAGTTTGTAGTCGTTCTGTTTCTGTTCGATGGCCTCGATTTGCGCTTTGGCGATCTTCTCATTCGTTAGACCTTCGTGTGGAATGATAGTTTTCATAATGAGTTCATCATCGATTGTCTCCATTCCCGTCGATCACACCGCGCTCCTGTCGGCTGGCCAGCTTGTTGAGATTCGCCTGACATACATTCTCCAAGTCCCAGCCGAACCGACGTGCAATGCCTGCGCAGAACCACATGACATCGCCGACTTCGGCCATGAGTTCTTCAATCAAGTACCCTTTATCGACAACGGTTGCGTTGAAGATTACATCGTTATTTTGTATCTGGATAACGCCTTTTCGTTTCCATTTGGCGATCTTGTCTGCGATTTCGCCGACCTCTGCCATAAGGCCGAACAACATGTAGGTGTCGTTCTCGCAGCTGTCCATGCAGGTCGTCATCGCCTGCTGCTGATATTCGTTCAGTTGCATAGTTACATTGATTTATCGATATTTTGCGCGAATCTCGCTATTTTACCAATTCGGATTTGTAGACCACGACCCGCGGATTGCGCTGCCACGTCCCGCGGCCGGAAACTTTGTCGATCAGCGAAGCGAAGGCTTTACGGGAAGTGGGATACCATCTTTTAGCCATTACACAACCATTTTGACCTTTCGTGATCTCAAAAGCATAGCCGTTAAAGAATGTTTGGCACTCGTCTTTGTAAATACCCTCAGCCAAACAATCCTCATCTGAGATATCCTGCAACCGCTCGCAGCGAACTCCAGTAATCAGAATTCGGTGCGGCATCAGATCGGATTTTACGAATAACTTGTTGTTCCAACCTTCGGAGCTGATCGCACGCTTGAAGTACATGTTTCCGAAATGATCGATACTACATATTTCTATGCCCATCTGAGGCAATAATCCGGCATCCATATAGCTCTGCGCCACGGCCACCTCCTCGCCGACCTTGTAGCGGGTTTTAACGCGAATAGTTTCTACACCCTGAGTGCCGAACACGAGGTATCCGTCGTCATAGTGATACGAGTCACAATCGGTGATTCTCGTCTGAACCTCGTCGTCGAATTCCAGCCGTCTCGTCATGGTCTTTCTCCCCTCGATGACCGCCTGCGTTAACCCATAACGGTCGTTAAACATGATCTTTTTCATCTTCTTTCAGTTTTTGGATGAAATTCCTCCGGTGGTACTCATAATCCGGCTCGAACTCGCCGTCCTCGCCGTTCTTGAACCACATATCGTCGAATGCACTGATCGCCCTATCTCGCATCCGCTCCTCAGCTTCCTGCTCGGCGAGTTCGACTGCATGTTTGGCTTCCATCAATTTCAGATCGCACTCTTCAGGGCAATCAGGGTACATCATGACTATCGGTGTCACAACCTTCAATAAATACGCTTTTGCTTTTTTACTTTTCATCCTTTGAAATTTTCGAATTCACAACTGTAAAAAACAGTTTTCTTATTACACCAGTTCGCCAATCGCCGCTGCTCTTTCGTGGGTACGATCTTGTTGTCGAAATCGCGGTACGGTTGCGCGAAGGGGTTGATCCGCATCTCTCGGAAGACATTGATTCGGTATAACGCATCGTCGATATCTTTGACGAGGCAGTAGATAAAGAACCTGTGCCGGCCTACTCCGCGGCGCTCCAACTCCGAGATGCACTTTCTGACCGGATCAAGTTGCGCGCGCGTATCACAGGCGAACCGAATATGCCGGATCCATTTCACGCGGGACAGCAGATCGAGAATGTAGGGATCATCGCAAGCTCGCCGTGCATCCAGTCCTTGGTTAAAATCGACAGCGATCCCCATGCGGACGATCTCTTCGATCTGTTCCAACCCGAACTGCGACGCCAGCACGTTATTGTCGAGCAGCACGGCGCGGCGCTTGTCCCCGATGAATTCGCCAATCGGCGACGCCGCACGGATCGACCCCTCCTTATGCGGGACGATGCACCACGGGCAGCGGTTCACGCATCCGCGCGTCAGAAAGCCATAGGCTTCATCCACTCCGTACAGCGAATAATCGGGGCAGAGATGTTCGATTTCGTCGGACAGCGTCGTCGTGTAATCCTTATACCCTGTGCCGGCTCGAACAATCTCGCAGGGGTAATAATCCGAGCAGTCAGGCGTGAAAGTGAAGACTTTCGACATGTACACCCGATCGTAATGACCGAACATCGGATCGGCGAACTCTACCACATCCCCCTGCGATTTATGCCACGCTGATAATTTCATCAGCGCAAGGTTCGGGAAACCGTTATGCCCGTTCACATCGACAAGGCCGATACGGCGGGCATCTTTGGTATGATTCATTTGTTCTAACTCCTGTTTTCCATAAATATATGGGTAGTGGGGGCGAGGAACGTCGCCCA